TTATCAATCAAAAATCCTTTCATCATTTTAAAAAAACTTGTTTAACAAATTAGTTGATGAGATTCTCTCTCTCGCAATCTCACAATATGTTTCACTTATGTCAATTCCAATATACCTTCTTTCCAAGAAATTAGCAACAAAAGTTGTAGTTCCAGCACCATTGAAAGGATCAAGAACCAAATCATTCTTATATGAGAATAACTTGATGCAACGTTTTACTAACTCTTCAGGAAACATTGCGGGATGATCAAACTTCTTCATTCTGGTTTCCGGTGCAATAGACCAATGACCATTCACATATTCAATAAACTCATCTTTGCTAATATCAATGTTTTCTTTATCACCAGGGTGCTTTAATGTCTCCTTACTGAATACTTCAATAAACTCAAATGGATACGACAAATAAGGACAAGATGGTGACTTCCAACTACCCCATGCAGTCAGTTTCTTAAGATTATTCTTCAACCACACAATTTCACCTCTCCATATCAACCCACTGTCTATCATTGCAGACGTAATGGCATGATGAGTTGGGTAGTATTCCTTATAATTTGGTTGTATATTGATTATCAGTCTACCACCAGACTTTAACACACGAATACATTCATTAAAAATTGTGATGAGTGTTGAAAGATAATCTGAAGATTCACTTTTGTCATTGTGCTCATCATAATTCATATCAAAGTTATACGGAGGAGATGTAAGAACTAAATCTACACTATTATCTTCCATTGTCCGCAGTGCAGTTAGAGCATCAGAGCAAATGATTTGATTCATACAACTACTACACCGTGCTTTTTTTTCTTGTAATAGATTATACGATAGGGAATTGATTCCTTTCCAAATTGAATGGTTTTTTTGTATGTATCAGGTTTGATTGATACTGGTTCACCATTCACAAATCCATCAATTCCCTTTGCCTCCTCTTCAGAGTTAGCAAGACGATAATCACCATTCTCGCATATCATTTCCAAAATGTCAAGTTGAAGTTGCAGTCCCGAAAATGTTTTGTCTATGATAAGATCTTTAGTCCATAAATATATATCTTCTTCGGTTAAACTATTCAGGTTCTCTTTTATGCGACGAACATACTCCCAAATCTTCTCAGATGCGTCTACAATTTTAGACTTTCCAATTTTTTCGTCATAAAATTGTTCCCAACCACCTATAGTGTGTTCACAATCAGAATCACGAAAAATTTGAATCAGTTCACTAAGTTGTCCAACATTCTTGGGACGAGTTGATTGAGAAAAGGAATTGCCCAGGTTGATTACTGAACCAATGTATGGTAAAAGTGTCACTTTCAAAAAAATCGGTGATTTGGTTGCGATGGATGGGGCATAGGTTGGTTGCGGTGAAATCTTCAAAAAATCAGGTTTTGACCCCAGTCTACCACTGGAGTCTCATTGAGTCTCAACTGCGAACCACCGATATAGCAGGTTCACCCTTGTGAAAAATAATATCAACAACTGCCTGAACAGATTTAGCAGTGGAGATACCAACTCTATTGTAAACAGGAACAACAACCAGACCAAACTTTTTGGATTCATCACCTAAACGAATGACCCTTCCAATAGTCTGTGAGATTCCAATGTAATCCATATTGCGCATAAACAATACTGCCTCCAATCCTGATACGTTGATGCCCTCAGATAGGATGCTATGATGTAGCACAACAAACTTCTTAGATGAGTCTTTGCCCCAGGCATTTAGAGTATTAAAAAATACCTCACGATTTACTTTTTTGCCATCAATCACAGCTCCAGTCTTGGCAGTAATGAACATCCAAGAATACCCACGAGATTCTAACTTTGAACAGAAATCAGTTTCTGATACCAGTGCCACAATCTGCTTGGTTGCCTTCGCACAAATCAAAATCTTATCAACTTGATTATCAGCAATGGTTTCCAGCAAATTGTTTGCATCACGATCATAGTTGGTCTGTTTACCAGTTACCATCTCTAGTTGCTTTACAATCACTTTTGGTGGCAAGATATACCCACCAGAGACTAACTCAGGAGCAGGAACTTGGCAGATAACTTTACCATAAACCTGCGAATCATTCATGCCTGGTTTACCCACAGCAAGTGAATGTTTTGGAGTTGCAGTCATAAAGTAGCAACGATTTGCATTTGCAGAGAAGTGCTCTGTTGCAGGGAAAAAGTCACGACGAACTGAATTATGTGCCTCATCAAAATATATTGTATCCACATCAATCTCAGCAGAAACTAAACGTGAAAGAGAGTGATAGGTTGTGAATATTAACTTGTGACGTGAGTTGTTGCTCTCTACCCAGTTGCGAATAGCAAGTGGTTTAGTTGAACTTTCGTGATGAGTTTCACCTGTGTGAATATGAAACACAGCAGCATCAATGATGAACTCAAGGAACTCACTCGATAACTGCTCTGCTAAAAGTATCCTTGGTGCCACAACAACAATGGTCTGTGGAGTTTGTGACTGAAACTGCCTTACAGTATCAGTAATCATATTCAGTGTTTTTCCGCCTCCAGTTGGCACGATTAGCTGTCCTTTGTTGTGTTGCTGCATTGCAACATCACCACGTTTTTGATGTGGGCGAAGAGGTTTATCAAGTTGCATTGAGGTTGTGCTCATACTATAATGACACTTTCAGGGGCCCAGTTTACTTATCAGGTCCAGTATATCTGTTCTTCAGTTCGCTTTCTTTCTTTTTACCTGTTGATTGTAGAACAAGGTCAAGCAGTTTCCGTTTTCCTGCTCGCCGCAGTTCTTTCTTCTCTGCCCTGTTATATTTACCCTTAATCATATGATCGTCAGGTTCTCTTGAACTCGAGAATCTCTCATCTTTTACAGGTGCTTTTGCCTTTGTTTCTGCTTCTTTCTTATTAGAGAGAATTTGTGTTGCTTGTTGCTCAAGTTCTTTTGTTCTTGGTTTTGCCTTAGGTGCATCTTTTCCTGAACTTTTTGCTGCTACTCTTGCCTGTGCTGCCTTTCTACGTTCTTCTCTAGCAGCAGCGGCTGCCCTTGCTAAAACATCTCTACTTCCACGTTCTTGTGTTGGTTGCTGAACTCTTGTGGATGCTGGTTTTGGAGTACCTATATCAGAACGTGGTTTGTATGGTTTTGCAGGTAAAGTAGTGCCTCCTGGTCCTCTTTTTGTTTTTGTTCTTTCAGCTGCAGTTTTTCTACGTTCTGCACCTATTCTTCCTCCTTCACCAGTACGAATTACTTGTGCCCCAGACATAAAGGCAGCATCGTAGGCTTCTTCAATAAATTTAGCAAATGTCTTCATCTTTTACTATAAACTCTTTTAGATATTTAGTCAAGGGGTATTGTTCAGTCTCTCAACTGACACATTCCAAGTTTCCAACCATCACCAGGACATTCTATCATCATTTTACGATTTCCACAACCGTCATTCCACCATTTTTTACCTATCATTGCATCACTCTGTTTTTTTCTGGTTTCTTCTGAAAGAGTTTTTCCTAACATATTAGTATTACCTTTCTTTGCATCACTCATTTTTATTTTGGTTTTTTCTGAATGAGTTTTGCCTTTCCGTGCCTCACCAATTTTTTTTCTGGTTTTATCACTCCTTATAGCACCAGAAGAACCTTCTCCACCATTAGTTTTGTTTCTCAAAATACCAGTTCCTAAATCTATTCTACCAAACACATCAATCATATAGATTTCGTGTCTAAATGCTTCTTCTTCGGTAAGATTTTGTTTGAGATATATTACTCTTGACTTATCTTTAGGTGGTTTTACTTCACCATTTCCTTTATGATAAATCCTTTCTTTCTCACCTTTACCAATATAATAAGGAGTTTTATCTTCACGCAAATATGCGTAAGTGTAGTAATGCATTTTTACTCTTAATTTGGTTCGCAATACTATTTATACAGGAAAAGGAGCATTTCTGCCCCTTCTCCACCTTAAAGATGCGAACCAATTAAGGTATTAGTATTTAGTCATCATCATTATCATCAACAATTACATTATCTTCTGCAAGTTTGTCCTGAGAGGCTTTACTACCCACAGAAACAAGGTCATTCTCATAAAAGTATGCAACTCTGGCACGACGCGTAGAAATTAAAATCTCATATTCTTCTTGTTGTTGTTTTGTGTACTTAAACTCTTGTCGTCTCCAAGTTGCCTCAAGTTCACGAAGATGTGGCAATACATTTACAGTGTCGGTCATTTGTTTAAATTGAGTTGAAAGGGTTTGTATGTGTAACCAAATCCTTGATAAGATTTAGTATTATTTTTTATTTGTTGCTGTGTCTTTTTTTGTTTATATTTGATTACCCTTTCTTCAACAGAAAGAATAACTTGATTTTTTTTATTGTCTCCTTGGCCGTTGGGGACAAGCCGAAGTAAACTGCTATTAATACTCATTAGATTTACTTGTTTAAGGGTGATTTGTAGAAACGAGTGAATGCAGTTACGAGAATAATTAGTGTGGAAATAACACCAATAAAACCCAAATAGGTAAAAGCATCACCAGTGAAATTCAAAGTGTCGGGATTCATCATTAGTAATCAATGTTTGATTTAAGGTATTCATCAAATTTGAACTGGTCAGGTTCATTCATTTCCTCTACGAAATCAAAAGAAGAGAATTCTTCGATTGAAACATCATCAAAATCATCCATTTCATTCATTTAGTTTTGAGTTGTGTGCTTACATTATAGGGACACTTTCAGGGGCCCAGAAGTTCTCATTTATGACTTTCTTTAAAAAGTTTCATTTCTTCCCAATCTCTCTTATACACAATCACGCATATATCAGCAGCGCGATGTGCTCCCACAGAGGTGCATACACTCGCATACTCATCACAAATGAACCGAATTTCTCCGACCCAATTTCGATACTGAACCACCACACCTTCGGCAAATACTGATTTCATAAAAATGCTGCCTCTAATGGTGTTCTTCGTATTTGCATTGAAGAATAAGGAGTTGTATTCTTAAAGTCTACAAGTTTACCAACGGTCTTACTGTTGATTGGAGCATAGAATTGTCGAGTTTTGGAGTTATAAAATCCCCAGATTGATTTAATACCAGATCGGCCACAATAATCGAAATGAGTATCATTGACAATCCAGATAGATGATACATTAGTCTTGAAATCAGTTCGTTCATAATGATACCCTTGTGGATTTTTGTGAGTGAAGTCTGGAATTGAGTCAATAGATAGTTTCATTTTTTAGATTCAATAAAACTTTTGAGTTGTTGGATTTCTCCTTCACACTCAAGAATCTTTTTTTCTAAGTAATCAATACGAATTTGATGTTGCTCTTGAAGTTTATTAAGCATTTCGTTTAGATGTGTTACATTACTCATGTTACAAATACCTCAACTATTCTAGATTGTTGTTCATCCATAAGAGAAAACCTTTGTGCCTTTGTAATATTTTCACGCAATTTTCCAAAATATTCATCATAACCTTTATATTCATAATGATTTGATATTAAATCAAAACACTCATCGTTATTTTCAGCAATCACATTCCATAATCCTCCATATTCTGAACTCGGAAATGAAATTGCGTGTGGAACAATATACAAGAACTTCATCATTTATCGTAATTTACTCCATCATTATAGAAGTTCTCATCACCTTCGTCAAGTATATTATCACTCGCAACAAATAAGAAACTCATTCCAATCATAATCAAAATCACAAGAGCAATAAAAGGAATCATTTCTTAAACCCATAATAAACTGCCTGAGCAATAATGTTCGCATAAGAATGTGAAACTAAATTAATGCTTCGGTCAATTAGATAGTCCTCGGCATCTTCTGCCAGAGACTCTATTTCTTCGTGTGAGAGATAATCAAGGTCAATCATTTGTTTTTTGGTCAAGAACGAACTCTTCTAAAATGTAATCACATGTAACTTCATACTTTGCTGCTTGAGATTCTACCCAGGCAAAGAAGTCATCAACTTCTTTATCAACTTGTTGATCTTTACGAGATTTGTTGTAGGAAATCATTTGGAAGCACCTTCTTTTACAGTTTTTTCATAGTATTTTTGATATATTTTATCATTATTACAATCAGGATGCCACCCTGCCTGTGAACTACAGAACTCTACTTTTGCTTTTTGATAATCGTATGCCTTGAAAAGTTTATCATCTCTTTGTATTGCCCAGGCATTCCATCCAAGAATACCAATAACACCAAGAAAGACGAAAGTGATTTGATTGGATTTCATAATTAAGCAGCAACAGGAACAGAAATCTCTACTTGTTGTAGAAACTTATCATCCCAACGTCTGTTATTGTAACATACCCATTTGCCATTCGTAAATAGATAGGCATACTCTTCATTATTCCCAATATACTTACCAAAGGTAGCATCAAGACGAGGAGGGCAATCTTCACCCCTGGAAGAATAATAAAGAGCACCTGTAGTTGGAAGAACTTCATTATTCCAACCAGTATTAGTCCACAGGCAACTAATATCACCACCATCAATTAATTCTGCTGCTTTCTC